GCAAGAGAGAAGGCTCTAGCCGAGCTAGAACTCAAGCGCATGGAGTTTGAAGCAGAAGCGCAGATGAAGGCTATGAAAGTCGGCGCAGGCATTACGTCTAACATCGAGATACCAGGGTAATCATGGCACTTGTTGACGAACTACCGGCAGGATGGGATAGCTACGACGCAGCGCAGAAGATTGCGTGGTTCAACGCTAACGATGTCTCAACGACTGAATTACTCAATGCAGGTGTTGATACAGACTCGATCAACTGGATGCTCAACAACGGGTACGCTCCGCCTCCGGAGCCTCCTCCGTATGTACCCCCACCTCCGGTTTATGTGCCTCCGGAACCTGTGTATGTACCTCCGGAACCTGTGTATGTACCTCCGGAACCTGTGTACTACGAACCGGAACCGGTTTACTACGAGCCTCCTCCGTATGTGCCTCCACCGCCGCCTTACGTTCCGCCGCCTCCTCCTTCCCCGCCTCCTGCGCCTGTTTACAACGTATTCGGTCTTAACTGGGACTCAGGCTCGTCGTTAGCGACAAAGCAGGGTTACGTTAACTCTTTGCTGGCTGCTGGTATCACTCCCGATCAGATCAAGGCAAAGATTGCCGAGTTAGATCCAGCGAGCGCAACGCAGGCAAATTACGACTTACTAGGCATACCAAACCCGCCTCCGTACGTCCCGCCTCCTCCAGTTGTGGAACCACCGCCGGTGCCTGTAACGCCACCTCCGTATGTTCCTCCTCCGGTTGTGGAGCCACCTCCGTATGTTCCTCCTGTCGAGCAGCCGCCGCCGGTTGTAACACCTCCTCCGGTTACACCTCCTCCGGTTACGCCTCCTCCGGTAACGCCTCCTGTTGTCGAAACACCTACGGTCACTCCACCGCCGCAAGCATTCCCGCTAGAACCCGTTAACAATGTGAGCACACCTATGGCTACAACCTATAATGTCTTTGGGTTGGAATGGGATTCTGGATCTTCTTTAGCCACTAAACAAGGCTACATTGATACGCTTTTGCAAGCAGGTATAACGCCTGAGCAAATTAAAGCCAAGATCGTTGAGCTAGATCCAGCGAGTGCAACGCAAGCCAATTTTGATCTGTTGGGCATACCAACAGCGCAGCCTAATCAACCAAATGTAGACGGCGGATTGCTTAATCCAACGCAGCCCCAGCCTGGAGGGTTGCTTGATACGGCTACGCAAGCACCACCAACTTACGATGTATTTGGAGTGCAATGGAATACCGCAGCACCTTTAGCCACAAAACAAGGCTATATCCAACAGCTTCTTGCGTCTGGCAGGTCTAAGGCTGAACTACGCAACTACATCAGGAACGTAGACCCAACTAACGCAACAGACGAAGCCTTTGGATTACTTGGCTTGCAAGACGCTCCTACCGCCGAGGTGCGTAATCCTTCTCAGGATGCCGTAACGCTGATGGCTGGACAGCTTGGTTTAGGTCTACCTCCTGAATGGCAATACTACACAGGCCAAGACAAGGTTAACTGGTTCAACTCCAAGGGCATAACTGCTGACACGCTCAGGCAGTACAAGGTTCCTGAGTTTGATATTCAGCAGGCCATCTCTTACGGGCTAGGACAAACCGGTACGGCAGCGCCGCCAACATGGAAGCTGCCTGCCGGTATGACACTTCCGAGCGATTGGAACGTATACACGGGCGAACAAAAGATCGCTTGGTTCAACCAGAACAAAATCACAGCAGACATGCTGCGGTCTATGGGTGTACCAGAGGCTGACGTTCTTTCGTCAATCGAGATGGGGCTAGGCCAAACCACAACTGCGCCGACAACACCAAGCACGTTTGACCCTAGTCGCTACATGCCACCTACGTTCAACTTGCCTGCGACTAACTTTGTGCCATTTCAAACGGGCGGCGGTCAAACAAGCCTTGCTGCGCCAACATCGGGGTTCTTCTACAAGACAACGCCGACCCCAGAGGTTCCGTTTCAGTTCCAGTCTGGTGCCGCTGGCTACACAAACCTTCGCCCTATGACGCTAGAGTTTGGCGTTCAACCTGCCGTATCTCAAGTGCAACAATTCCAGCCTGGTTACTTCAACCAAACCGGCTTACTTAAAAACTACGATTGGGCGAAAACCAATACCCAGTTAGCAGAGCAGGCGGCGCAACAAGCTCAACAGCAAGCGGCGCAAGATTCGGGTGTTGCTCAGGGCGGCATGTATATGGGCGGCAAGGTTGAGTCTGATAATCTTTCTTATGAGAAAGGCGGAAAGATTCGCTCGTTGCTTGGGCCTAACCCAGACGGGCCAGATGAGGGTTATGCCAAGCTACAGCGTGGCGAATACGTCATTCGTAGGAAGGCTGTAAACAAGTACGGAGATGACTTCTTAGAAGCCCTAAACGAAGCAAGAATGCCTAAAGAGAAGCTAAAGAGCCTGCTATGACACAACGATGGGAACGAGCAAAAGCATTACTGGGTGACGAGTTTCTGACGGAAATCTTCGATGAGTTGGAAAAAGACAACATCGAGCGTATTATCAATAGTAATCCTGACGACATTGACCTACGCGAGGAGTCATATGTGGCAATTCGTGCAGTGCGTCAGGTTAAGGCGCGTCTTGAATCTGTTGCCGCCGAAGGCGAGATAGTGAAGAGACGATTTAAGATTTTTAAGTAGAGGTTAGTGTATGGAAAGCAGCAACCCGCAAGGGACTAGCTTAACAGTGGGACAGGCAGCAGATGCCTTCTTGGGTCTAATGGGTGGTGGTGAACCTCCTCCGGAGCAAGTTCAAGACCAATCGGAAGAGCAAGAGGTTGAGGCCAGTGAATCCGAGCATGAGGAAGCAGTAGAGGAAGCTCAGGAAGAGGAACAACGCTTTACGGTGAAAGCCGCAGGTGAAGAGCGTGAAGTGACCCTCTCAGAGTTGATCGAGGGCTACCAAAAGGGTACGGATTACCATAAAAAGACTAACGCGCTTGCTGAACAGCGTAAGGCTGTAGAGGCTGAAAAGGCTGCTGTAGAGCAAGCAAAGCAGGCGAGAGACGCATATTCTCAGCGTTTGCAGGTTATGGATCAGTTCCTGAGCCAACAAATGCGTGGTGAGGATATTGAAAGTTTGAAGGAAACCGACCCGATTGCGTATGCGGTCAAGGTCGCAGAGCAGACTAGGCAAAAAGAGCAGATTCAACAGATTCGTGCCGAACAGCAACGCATTGCAAGAGAGCAACAGGCAGAGCGTGAGGTACGTCTTGAGAAGCACTTAGCCGAAGAAGCGAAAAGGGTAGCTGAGGCAATCCCTGAGTATGCACATCCTGAGAAGGGTGAGAAGGTTCGCTCTGAACTTCGTAGCTTTGCAAAGAGTATTGGTTACTCGGACACAGAGCTAGCAAATGCAACCGACTCTCGCGCTGTGTTGACGTTGTGGATGGCAAGTCAGTACCAGAAACTGCAAAAGGCCAAGCCAGGGGTAACCAAGAAGGTTGCCGAGGCTCCCAAGATGCTAAAGGCTGGTAATGCCACGGGTAAGACCATAGCAACAGAAGCAGCAAAACAGGATCTTGCGCGACTTAAGAAGACTGGTTCTCGACAAGACGCAGCAAGGGTTTTTGAACGATTTTTGTAATTTGGAGTAATCATGACTGTTCCTTCAGGTACATTCCAGACCTTCACGGCTATCGGTCAGCGTGAAGATCTAACCGATGTTATTTACAACATCAGCCCGACCGAAACGCCTATCCTTTCTTCGCTCGCTCGTACCAAAGCAACTGCTGTGTACCACGAGTGGCAGACGGATACCCTTGCCGCAGCAACCACCAACAACGCACAGGTTGAAGGTGACGACGCAACGGCAGCAACCATTAGCCCGACAACCCGTCTCGGCAACTACACGCAGATCGTTTCCAAGACGATCCAGGTGTCAGGAACCATGATGGCCGTTGATCTTGCAGGTCGTCGCGCAGAGAAGGCTTATCAACTATCGAAAGCGTCGCAAGAGCTCAAGCGAGATCAGGAAACGATCATCGCTGCTAACCAGGGGCGTAGCGCAGGTAACTCGTCCACGGCTCGCAAGATGGGTTCGCTTTTGTCTTGGCTCAAGACCAACTCGAACTACAACACCACTGACGGTGCTAACCCCACCACCATCGGTGTTTCGACTCGCTCGGATGGCACGACTCGCACCTTCACCGAGGCAATCCTTAAGGATGGCGTTCAGCAGGTTTACACCTCTGGCGGCAGCCCCAAGATCCTCGTGGTTGGCCCTGCACTCAAGCAGACCGTTTCGGCCTTTGCAGGTATCGCAGCACAGCGTTACATGGCTCCTTCTGACGCGCCGACGACCATCATCGGCGCGGCTGATGTCTATTTAAGTGACTTCGGCTCAATTTCGGTCATACCTGATAGGTTCGTTCGTAGCCGTGACGCGTTCATCCTTGATCCGGAATACGCAGCAGTTGGTTATCTGCGTCCCTTCCAGACCAACGAACTTGCAAAGACTGGTGACTCCGAGAAAACCCAGATCCTTGCTGAGTTCACGATGGAGATGCGTAACGAGGCTGCTCACGGTATCCTGGCTGACCTCAAGACAGCGTAACAAAAACTGTGGTAAAAAAGAGGGAGGCGTAACAACCTCCCTTTTTTTATGCTCAAAACTAAATTTCATGCAACCGACGACCAGTATGTCTTTGAGCGAACTCAAGACATAACGGCTATTGTCGAGCAGAACAAAGCACTCTATAACGCAACAGATGAGCGCGAGCGTTGGGGTGAGTGGACTCGATACGCTCAACTACCCTATGCGGTGATTGACGACCTAAACAAACAAGGGATCATGCGAGGCTTTGCTGTCGCAGACGAAAAGAAATTCAGGGCGTGGATGAACGACCCAGAAAACAGACACTTCAGAACTAGACCAGGGAAAGTATGAAGATAGCCTTTTGTGTTCCATGTCGGGACACGATGATGACGGGGACGGCCTTTGATATGGCTCGGCTGGCAGCATACGACGGGGCCAATAGATGTGCGACAACAGGTGGTTCGTTCCTCTTGTATACCGCACCAGGCACTCTCATCTTCAGCCAAAGAGAGTCGTTAGCTAAAGAAGCGTTAGCAGACGGTGCGGAGTACATCCTTTGGGTGGACTCAGACATGAGGTTCCCAAAAAACACGTTAGAGCGACTGTTAGCCCACGGCGAAAAGATCGTCGGGGTCAACGCAGTCACAAGGCGCAAACCTGTTCTACCGACAGCGATTAACTTTCACCAAGACAAAGAGATCTTTGAGAAGATTGAGAGTCGAGGAAAGAAGGGTATCGAGGAAGTGACTGCTGTAGGTTTTGGGGTTGTGTTGACCCACAAATCTGTGTTTGATGCTATGCCGCAGCCGTGGTTTGATGTAGTATGGGGGGCGGGTGGTCTAATTGGCGAAGATGTGCATTTTTGCGTGAAAGCCTTAGACCACGGGATAAAGACTTTCGTGGATCACGAATTGAGCCTCGAAATAGGACACATCGGGACGCACGAATACCGGTGGAGCGATGTCGAATATGGCCCTAAGCACTTACAGCGAACTACAGACGACCATAGCTAATTATCTCTCACGAGATGATCTTACTTCCGCGATCCCCGATTTCATCCAACTCGCAGAGATTCGACTCCGTCGAGATCTACGCTTGCGCCAAATGCTTACGCAAGCATCGGTCACGGCGACTGGTGGGGTCTCGACAATTAGCCTCCCTAGCGACTTCCTGCAAGCAAGGGATGTGTACATTGACTCTGACCCCGACTTCCCTGTTACGTTCTCAACGCCGAGCATCTTTATTCGGAACGGTAGGACGAACGAAAGTGGTGTACCGGCTTTCTACACGATCCTCGGGTCTACGATTCAGTTTGCCCCAATTCCTGACAGCGATTACGATGTCAAGATACTTTACTACGCCGCCCCTACGTTTCTATCTACAGGCAACACGTCAAATCTCTGGCTTACGACCTGTCCGGATGCGCTCCTCTACGGGTCATTGGGCGAGGCTGAGCCTTATCTCATGAACGATCCCAGGCTACAGACCTGGGGTACGCTTTATGATCGTGCGATCTTCTCGCTAACTAGGTCTGACGAGGAGAGTCAGTATTCAGGTGTGCCGCTAACGATGACGGTGGCGAAGCGATGAGGGTTAACTTTGGGGAATGGCTGCCAGATCAACCTGGGGTTGCTGGTGCGCTTGTGGACGCTAAGAACGTCATTCCTCAGCAAGTTGGATACGGGCCTATCTCATCTCCGTCTGAGTGGTCGAATGCTGCTTCTGAAGTCTTGAATGCAGTTGTTGCTGCTGCCGCTCCTAGCGAGGCAGTGACTGTTTTTTCTGGTGGTGATACTAAGTTATTCAAGCTAGAGACGAACCTCAACCTTACGGATGTTTCTAAGGCTGGGGGTTACACAACACCATCGGATCAAAAGTGGCGTTTTACCCAGTTTGGCAATCGAGTGATTGCGGCCAATGGTGGCGACAGGCTTCAAGGTTATCTCATGGGTTCGTCTACAGCCTTTGTAGACCTCGGGGTTGCTGCGCCTAAGTCTAGGTACATAACCACGGTCAGAGACTTTGTAATTGCAGGTTTTAACAACGGAACAACGATCTACCCTAATCGCGTGGAATGGTGCGCTTTGGGTGATGAGACAGACTGGACACCATCGGCAACCACTCAATCTGACTATCAAGACATTCCTGACGGTGGGCATGTAAAGGGTTTGACTGGTGGTGAGTATGGTATTGTGTTCATGGATCGCGCGGTGGTGCGGATGTCGTATGTTGGTAGTCCGCTTGTTTTTCAGTTTGATACGATTTCACGGGGTCTTGGCTGTCTTGAGCCGAACTCGATCATCCAGTACGGCGGGTCGAGTTTCTTTTTGTCTGACGACGGGTTTTATCGTTGTAATGGTCAGGCAGTCGAGTCCATTTCTGTCGAGAAGGTCGATAGATGGTTCTTTAACCTGGCTGATATATCGCAGCTCTCAACGATGAGCGCGGCGATTGACCCGCTTAAAAACCTTGTTATTTGGGCGTTTAAGACGGTCGATCAAAACACTGCGCTTTTGATTTACAACTTCAACCTTAATAAGTGGTCGTACGCAGAGACAAGCGTTGACACCATCGCCTCTTCAACAGCCATCACAACAACATCATCGTCCGGCCTGACGTTAGAGCAGCTTGATGCCTTTGGTGGCCTGGATTCGTTGCCAGCGAGTTTAGACTCATTTGGGTATACGGTGACATCTAACTTACTGACGGGAACGATAGGCGCGAAGATCGTTGCATTTTCGGGCTCTGCTTTAACCGCGAATATCGTTACGCCTGACTTATCGCTAAACGATATGCCAAGCGTTGTTACGCTCGTGAGGCCGGTGATTGATGGCGGGTCTTGCGCGGTTCAGATCAACTCAAGAAAGCGTTTGAACCAGCAGACCGACTTTACAGGCGCAACTTACTCAAGCAACGATGACAATCGAATTGGCTTGAGGTCTGCGGGAACTTATCATCGGTTGAAGGCAATCCCTTCTGGGGTATGGACATCCGCGGTTGGTCTTGATGTGACAATTATCCCGCAGGGGATGAGATGATATTCCGTACGCTCCCTCCGTTTGGCGGCGACCAGAGAGCGGTTGCCGAAATCGTTAGGGGGATCATGGATGGCAAGACCAACAACACGGGAACGGTGACGCTTAACACCGGAAACGCCACCACAACCACGATTACAGACGCTAGGATAGGGGTAGAAAGCAAGATCATCCTTGTCCCTTACTCTGCTGCTGCCTACGCAGATGCGGTCCCCTACGGCTCGTTTTTCGATGTTAACGATCAATCAGCCGCAAGCACGACAACAGCCTACGCCATCACGTTTTCTAACACTGACTTGTCCAATAACGTCTACCTGTCGAACTCATCAAGGATCAATGTAAGGGCTGCTGGTAAGTACAACTTCCAGTTCTCGATTCAGTTTGCTAACGATGACTCGCAGATACAGGATGTCGATGTCTGGATTAGAAAGAATGGTACTGACGTTGCGGACAGTAATTCGAGATTTTCGATTGACTCTAAGCACGGTTCAATAAAAGGTCACGTTATTGCCGCGCTTAACCTTTTTGTAGACCTGGCGGCTAATGACTACATTGAGCTTATGTGGGCTACGACATCAACGCTTGCCATCATCGAGCACATTCCCACTCAAACGAGCCCGACGAGACCTGCTACTCCTTCTGTGATTGCCACGATGCAGTTTGTGGGCGGGTTTTCTAACGGTGGCGTGTACGTTTCGAGCGTGACGAACGGTTCTGCTGTGATTACGCACTTCCCAAACTCATCCTCTGACAAGACCTACGGGTATGTGGTGGTTGGATGAATGCAAGATACATCAAACCAGAAGAACTTAGGAGGGTTTGGCCGTTTGTTAGGGCCGGACTTGAGGTCATTCTTAAGAAAAGTCCAGAATCATGGATTCCTGAGGACATTTACGCAGACTGTTTTGCGGGGCGATCACTTCTTTGGCTCTACTTTGAGGACAATTATCCTTGCGGGTTTGTTGTTCTTCAGCCTATCGGCGATAATTTGCATATTTGGTGCGCTTATGGCAAGGGAGATTTTGATGCAGGCATGGATCATGTTCTCGTTCTTGCGAGAGAAGGTGGCGCA